ACGACCAGCTGGGTCAACCTTGAGCCTCACTACTCCTTGTTTGCCATCCGGAAAATCTAAATTCACATCATAATAAGCCATTAACTTGTCCTCGTTATTCCAATGTCAGCCAATCGCTGATCTATATCTGTTCTTGGGCCCGGCGCTCCGGGTGCACCGACCGGCGGTGCGTTAGGAGGCCCGGTAGGAGAGAACCCCTGTGCCTGCGACGACATTGCGCCGCCCGGAACCCCAAGGCTTTCAGGTGAACCGCCACCGTTTGGAGGAGGTGCTCCGCCAGCTCCCTGCATCATTTGGGTCTGCATCTGCATCTGCTGGAATTGCATATCCATCGTGGCTTCCTGCTGCTGTTCCTGTTTCAAGGTCTTCCTTAGGAGGTCTATGTAGATAAGGGCTTTCTGTGCTTCACCCGTCTGCATGAGACCTTCGATAAGCGTTATTAACATTGCCTTCGGCTCGGTGCTGTGTGCGTTCTGAGCCGCTATGGCGTTCTTAAACTGGTCAACGTCTTCTATCTGGAGTATGTTTTCCCATATCCATTCATCCGGTGCCAGCGGGTTCGGGCCTTCCCTCATCATCTGCGCCATGGTAATCTGCTGCGGGTCATCCTGCGGCATCCTTACGCCGAACTTTACATCCAATGCCCCGCCGCCTTCTATGTCAGACGGCTTTATATCCTGATGAAAGAAGTTTGAAAGCTCATTATGCTTGCCCCGTACGGTCACGGTTGCAAAATCACCTGACTCATACTGCGTGGTAATGAGATTTGATATCTGTTTGTAGCACGCAGTTACCGCCTGAACCCTCGGTTCTATCTGATGGGCGGAGCCCTCCTGTAAAATCTTAGCGGCAAATCCTGAAATGGCAAACGGGAGTTCACCGTAGCTTACATTGGAGAGCCCGCCTCTCTGTAGTTCACCGGACACCATGCTTACATACTCATTCGTATTGACCGGCATCGTAATCTCATCAAGTAACTGTATATCTGTACCCGCTGGAAGGGGAATCTCACTTCCGTCTTTCCATGGGTCTGAGTCAAGGGTGGTTGACCCGTCTGGAGAAATAATCTTGTAAGGTCTTCTTACCGCGCGTTGTATAAGTGTCTTGTACGCGCTCATTGAGAAGTTAAAATCCTCGAACAGCTTCCTATTTTGTGCATATATGGATTCACCGTAGTCCCTTGCGGTATCGTCACCCGAAGTTTCATCCTGAAGCCACGGTGCCGGGCCGACTGCCCCTAAAAATACCGGCGCACATGGGTTTCCATCCATATCTACCACGCCGTGGTCGGCTGATTTTTTTATTACCTGCGGATCGCGGGAGTCCGCAACGATTATGTGCTCTGTCCTTGAATAATAGTCCCAAACATCTACTCCCCTGTCCTCCTGCTGCACGGCTGCCTCGACATCTGCAGAGTAAACCGCCTTTATTGCCTCCTGGGAACGCCTTGTCTTGTGTGCAAGCCACACTATGCCCTCATCATCGGGTTCATATGCTATGTGTAGCGGGTCAAACGGCATTACATCGACATAAGTACTGCCATCAGTACGCTTGTTCAGGACAGCGCGACCGCTGTACCACCCACGGAGGGTAATAAAGAAGGCTAATTGCTCACGGAGTGTCGGCTGGCCGAGCCTGGACATACGTTCGTCGGCTAAATTTAACGCGCCGATGACGAATTTTTCCTTTGCAGCGCCGGATTCACGTGCATCATGTGCCGGTGCAAGGTGTACCCGTACCGCCATTGAAGCCTGCGAAAGATATGAAATGATTTTATCGGCAAGAATCCTCGGTGCGTTAGATGTGTAAGACTGGTATCCCTCGCCGGCATCGAAATCGTTCATGCGGTACAGTCCGTAGTCCTCTTCCATCCTGGCTCTCCTTGTCGAAAAACCCGGAGTATCATACCGATCTTTAATCTGATCTATTAGTTTACCGGCTCGTTCTGTTCTTGCCATTTACCATCTCTTTATTGAAATAATTTTGCTTGAAAGTGAGGCTCTCGCATACCCGAAGTTTACCACAAGTCCGTAGGTTATTGCTTTGACTCCATGGTTGAAAGCGTCACGCGGCGTACGACCTATTGTATTACCCTGGTTGTCAGTTTTCCAAGAATAAACGTGCACCTGGTCGTCAAAAGGGTTGGTTCCTCCGCCGAGTTCTGATATTACTCCGCGGCATCTTGGATTGAATGACATATATGGCTGTCCGTTCTCAGGGTCAGATTTAAGAAAGGTGTTAAACCTTTCTATTCCGTCGGTTATCCCAACCTTCTGCGACTGCATATAAAGCCTCGCCTTGTGAAGCCACGTATCAACCGGCCTTGATTCGCCCGCGCTGTTTGCCGCTACGTCGATTACCCCGTGGGAAACATCCTTCCACCACGGTCTGGCCTGACATATCTCAACAATATCCTCGGTGGTCTTCTCCCTCTCGAACACTTCATCAAATACTATGACGCGGTTATTTATTATCTGTACCGCCATGACGGCGTATGCCGACTGGGTTATCTGTGAATAACCTGGGTCTACCCACAAGTGTACGGGTTCGTCTTCAACGTACTCCGCTTCCTGGGTTATGTGAAGGTCAGTCCTAAACAAATTGTGTACAAGCCCCCTCGGCGGGGCGGGTTTCCCCGCAACCCTTTCATTAAACCAGTCCTCGGAATGAAGCGTCTCAAGGGATTTAATTTCCGGATCATCCCTGCCAAGGGGGTATACCCGTTTGTTTGTCCAGGAAGGCAGAGAGAAACTAACAGCACTATCGTCAGGATTGAAGTACTGCCATGCCTCCCATAGCGACGGGTACCAACCAAGGGAACTTTCAAATGTACCTTCAAGGAAAAGCCATCCTCTTTTTTCAGCGATACGACCGCGCAGTCTCAGAAAACTCTCATGGTCTATCTGTGATGCTTCACAGGCAACAATCATCCGCGGGGCTTCCATGGCAAGAGACCTGTGGTCTTGGGCTGACTTTGTTTTTATAGTAAATGTCCCTGGCTCTTCCGTGCTTCCGCACGCCACTACCATATGACCAGGGTCTATCCTCTTTGAATGGCTTACAAGGAATCCCATCTGTCCGAGTATATCTATTAAATAATTCCACTCAGCTCTTGTCCGCTCATAGTCACGGGCAACCAGCCACACAATGTCCTTGTTCTCAAAAGTATCCAGCTTTGATATTACTGAAAGCGCACCAAGATAACTCTTTCCAGCGCGTTCACCACCTGCCACCAGCTTGATACGAGCCGGGTGATCTAATATCTCATCCTGTTCACGCCATGTTCCAACGTCAACCTGATTAAGTATGGCTTTTCTATCCGTTGCAAGCATAAATTACGTACTGGTAAAGATTGCACAACTACACCGGCGGATACAACCCAGAGTGACCTTTGACGAGGATGGAACTGCAGCCTGTCCCCGGATGTAACCCTGCCAGCACTATATAACGCTACACTTGTCCAGGCTGTCCTGTCAAGTTGCAAGGGGGAAAAACATTAGGGGGGACTATAGGGGGGTTAAGAAAAGGGGGTTCAACAAAGTACATGACAACTACTTATTAAGTAGTTGTTGTCATGTACGTAATAAAGGGGCAAAAATTGTTCTGAAATTTATGGGGGTGGTATTCTTCTTTCTTTATCTATTTCCCCAAACCATACCCCCCTCTTACTATTAATATTGTTTCTTCTTCCCCTCCTCTTGCTCTTACTCCTCCTCCTTATATGTGAGTGTGTGAGTACGAGTATGTCGGTGAGCCCTCGGCTCCATTGGTGGCTTTTTCCTCGCACCCGCGCGCATTTCCGCGCGTTGGCGGAGGCCTGCCGGTGCCTGCGCCCCCATGAAAGCCGACCGATTTTTTTCATCGGAAAATGAGAATAATGGGGGTATATTTTTCCCCCCCATCACTTTGTGAGGGGGGAAAAATAGTACCCCCATAATCCACAAAGGAGCAACGCTTTGTTTATCCCAAACTTCACACCCGCACCCACACCGGTGCCTGCAAGCCCACGCCCAGCGAAAGCACCGAAATCCCAAGCCACCATCGAACGCAAAGCCGAGCGCAGGCGCAAGCGTAAGGCACGCCAGCAAGCGTTAGGCGCGTTGTCGAACCGACAAATCGATATGATTATCCTCGACAACGAGTCCCGCGCGCTAGGCTTCAAAACCAAACTCGTCCTCGACGACTAACCCGCGCACCCGCCCCCGCCCGAAAGGGCGGGGGATTTTTTTTTGTTCGTCGCGTACGTGTGTACGCGGTGTGAGACAACCAAATCAAACCCAACGCGTGATACACGCGAGAAAGCGAGACAACCCAATGACTTTGACTTGCAACTGGACTTGCAACTGCCCCGCTGGCACGCCAGCTCCACAGGAAGGGGGTGCGTAATGATTGAACCGAAACGGCGATGGTTTTGGATTTAGGTTAGATTACCCCCAACGCTTATATATCTCTCACTTTAGTGAGAGAGATATATAAGCTAGGGGGTAAGTATGAAAGGATTTTGTATGACTGAACAAGCGGTTTTATGCACACAAGCGGACTGGTGCGACTGGGAAGCTTTGACCACTTATCAAGGCAAGCCCGTGTGCCTGTACCACCAAAACGAGTTGATTTTATACTCGGACATATAAGCGAAAGGAACAGATTATGGCTGGATTTACACGCCAACGAGCGTTATGGGACACCGACATCAAATGCCACCTAGACGGGTGCGAGCTTGAAGCTGACAAATACATGGCTTGGAACCCCAGACGTATGCCCATATGCAACGGGCATTACTCGGACAGGTGGGAACTCGGATTAGTCGATGACCACGACGTTGTTATCATTCGATAGCACGCACGGGGGGTGCGCATCCTTCACGCACGGAATAGGAGAAATTATGCAACTCACGGACTCACTCGGAAATAAGGCGGTCTGCCGTTGGTTCAACACAGGCGTTACCTGTGAGGGATGCGCGGAAGAAAATGAAACTCAACCCACGGAAGGAGAATAGGCATGAAAGTACGATTCGAACAACTACCCATGACCGTACTTAACGACGGGCACGGCTACACTATCGTCGAGTCATGGAGTGACTCAAGCGGGTGGGAACTCTCACCCAACCAGCCCATGCCCTCAAGCGAGGAGTTTGAAGTGGAAGAAGTCGCGGGTGACGAGGACACCGCGCAGGAAGGAGATGAAGATTAGGAGATTTATATTATTTGTTTATTTTATTTATTTATTTATGAATAAATAAAATAAACTAATAATAGTTATTGGTTTTTTGGTTTTTGGAAGGAGACCCAATTATGACAACCCGTTATGAGCGAAGGCAAAAGCTTGGAAAGAAGCTTGGCGTAGATATCAAAGGTGTTCCTCTGCACATGCTCAAGAAAATGCATGACCAGAAGTTCCCCAAGATTGAGACTCCCAAGCCCCAAGCGGTCAAAGGCGCAAAGGGAACCATCAAGGTCACGGGCGGTGACATCGATGTATCAAAACTCCCACCCGCTGACTTGTGCGACCGCAATGGAAAACCACTACACGGTTTTGCCTTGCAGAAACGAGTAGAAAAGCTAGCCCGCACAGGTAAAGCACCTGAAAACACAGCAGTCGTTACCACTACACCCGTCACGGACAGCGTTGATTCTGTACGCTTTGAAGCAATTGAGAAGAGCGTAGGCGAGATGAAGAGTATGTTCGAGGCACTACTGAACGCAGTATCTGAACCTAGTAAATAGGTTCGGACTGCGTAAGCAGTTTACCGTAAACCCTATGCCATTCGCATAAGGGCGGTACTGATGAGACCGTTAAGGTCGAAACTGTTACGCACAGCTTACGGAACCATCAGAGTAAGGTACACGAGTGAAACGTACGTACACTGACCAGTAAGAAGTCCGCGTGTTCGACGCTGGGCGACTAAAAATCAGACGTAACCTCTGACCGTGCATGAACGCGTTGGAATCTAGAATGAGATTCTGATGGCGCAAAACATAGCCTCCTATGTCATTTGACGACGCAGAAAACTTCGAGGATGATGTAACCACGGGGGCTATGTACCTGAAGTTTTAATCAACATGGGGGCGTAAGGCAAGATGTGGTTTTTGGTAGTTCATTTCCACATAACGGGGGTTCGATTCCCCCCGCCTCCACCAATACACACAGGAGAGACTATGAAATGTTCAATATGCAAGGGAGAAATTGGAGTAACATCGTTCGGCTGGGATGGGGGTAACAACGCACAGCCTGTCAATGACGGGCGGTGCTGTGATACCTGTGATGACTTGGTAGTTATCCCCAAGAGAATCGGAATGATACTCCGTGACGCACCAGAGTTAGGCAAAGGAGGAGACCATGCCAAACAATAACCCACCGCGCAAATACTTCAAAACACAAGGCGAACTAATAAACCATTACACACCTTTAATGAAGTGGGATGAGATACTCCCCGACACTTTAGAGGAGGCATTGATTCATGCCTATGAACTAGGTGCTATGCACCATTCAGAAGACACGAACTTTGAACTGGCAGAGTTCGATAGCAATTGGGAACAGGGGGCAAGCAATGAAGTATGAAATAACTTTTACTGCTATCTCGTTACATGAAGTTGAAGCCACCAGTAAAGATGAGGCATGGGATAAGGCTAATGAAATCTTTACAGCAGGTGTCGAGTGGGAAAACATTGATACAACCATTGAAGAAAAGGAGTTGTAAGCCATGAGAAAAACTAATGACCATGACCCAGCAGACCGATACAACTATCCCCGTGTCGATAATAGGCAAAGGGTGATAGACTCATGGATGTTAGACCAACCCGCGAGGATGCCGAACATGACACTATCCACCGACGGAAGAAAACTGTACAGCTACGACCTCGTGATAGGAATAACAGACAATGAGAGTTACCCCGCGTCACCGAAAAGGGTTGGAGACTTTACGGCACGCGGAGACTTCAGGTGCTACAAGCACGCCAACTGTCGTGACAAGCGTCACAGTTGGAGTATAACAACGAGTATCCACGTAAGTCTGGCTAGGCAGACAGACGGCGTGGCATCAGTACCGTATGAGGAGGTACAAAAGTATGAGCAAAGATAAAGACACAACTGGTAGTGAACCCCTAAAGAAATACACCGTGATACTGGGTAGCATGGTAATAGCGGGACTAAAAGTTTCCGCTATTGACGAGCACGACGCAAAGGAACAAGCAAACAAACTCATGGAGGAGAACGACCCTAGAGAGTTCGTGGAAAAACTTGCGGACAGGGGTATGGGTGGAGTGATGGGGGTAATAGACGATGAAGGAACTTACATAGGCAACGAGATGCTAGAGAATCTCGGCAAGATGGTAGCTCACATATCCACGCAACCAACGGACATAACGAGAAAAGAAGTAGAGAGCCTGCGAGAAAAGCTAAACGAGAGTGCAGATAAGTTTAATCCTCTTGACCCTGAGACTTGGAAACAGTAATGGTCTTCACGGGGAGTTCGGGTGGCTTGTCCTTACTGTCCTCAACCTGTCTGTTGCGTAGTGCTTCGAGTACTGCAATGGCAGGCAACTGTGCGGACAGAGGACTTTCATTGACACCCCAACGCTCCCTAGCTGGGCCACGTTCGAGTACCCATGCGCGGGCACGCCAGTCTTCTGACTTGCCAAGTGACTCAACAATTTGAGTTTCAGCTTCAGCCCTAGCCTTGTCAAAGTCCCTAGCAAATGATATGAATGGCTCTTTGGCAGGTCGGGTAGGATGTTCACCCCGCCCTATCTGTAACCACCTAGTTACAACTGGTGGTTGGATACCAACTGCCATAGCAGATGCGTTCAAGTAGTTCCCGTTACGGGTGGACTTGATGATGGAGTCGCGCACTCCTTTAGTTAGAGTAGTTGGTCTAGCCATACCACAAGTATAAAACGTGGAGAACAAAAGAACAAACAGATTTTTTTATTATATTATTTTATTTATTTATTTATGAATAAATAAAATAAGATAATATTTATTGGAGATTTTAATGAGTCCTAAATTTACGTGTAGAGTAGAGATAAAAGTTGATGGCAATACAATTGAAGCACGCGACAAGAACGAGTACATAAAGAAAGTGAGAGAAATGTATGGAAAACAGTTAGGTATTTACCTACGTGACCAAGAGATACAGAACATCACAAGAGTAATCAATCCCAATGAGGAGGCATTGATGTAATGAAGAGGTGTTTCATGGTACGGATTAACGTGATTCGTGTACGACACTTAATTTGGACAAATGTTGCTCAACCTAAGTCCAAGCCTCTCGATTATTTTATTGGTGGAAGAGGAACGTAAAATTCCAGACATGGGCTATAGGTACCAGTAATCTTCCTTAAAGTGTGGTGAATCGATGGCGAGCCAATCCACACGCCAATTGAAAAAATACAGGGGTGTATGGCGGTAGGTCTAGACAACTACTTAGTGTGAGTTAAAACAAGCATCTGCGACTCACACCCCTGTATCACTACAGATTATATATATACGTTAGTATATATATTATCTGTACAACAGATTTGACGTACCCTACAGAGGTACTGTAGGATTAATAAGCTAACCCACAGAGTAGGAGAAACTAATGGGAATAGACATACGGACTGCGCTTAAAAACGCAGAGAAGAATGGCGATTTCTTCAACGACTTTGCAGTTGAAGTTGCCGAAAGAACCTATCAAATGCGACCCGCTCCGGTACTACAGATAGGGGACACAGGTTGGGGCAAGACAAAGCTTGCTAGATTTATATCCAACCTAGCAAACCTAGAGTTCATAGGTGTTAACGCCTATCCAGGCATGGACATTACACAACTCATAGGTATGTGGAGACCAAAGAACAACGAGGGAAACATCGAGGTTGTTTGGGAAGACGGACTGTTGACACAAGCAGTACGCAAAGGTGCGCTGTTCGCACTCGAAGAGATAACAAGACTGCCACGCAAGATGCAAGGTAGGTTGCTTGGTATCCTCGATACCGAGAACAGGTACTACTCATTACCCGAAGCAGGAATGGGAGAGATTGAAGTCAACGATGACTTCTGGCTACTCGCAACTGCCAACCCCATGGGTGGTGGATACGACACGGCATCTCTTGACCGTGCGTTAACACGTAGGTTCGGTGCAATCTTTTCAGTTGACCAACCCCTATGTGATGAAGAGCGCAAGTTCAAGTACGAGTTGGAAAAATATTTCGATGAAGAGTTTGCCAATGACAGGACTGAAAGACTGATGAAGTGGTTGGGTGACGTACGACAGAACAACAGCACAAAAGTTAATACAGGTGAAGTCGTACAGCTTATAAAGAACTCGTCGTTTGCTCCCATTAAGGAAGCCGCAAGCTGGACAATAGCACCCAAGTACAAGGATGCCTCACAGATTATGTCCAATCTCGACGCACACTTCTCTACTGAAGATGACAGCGAGAAACACAAGCTGACCAAGACCAAGAAACAAAAGCCCGTTGCCAAACAAGTGACGGAACAAACAGTTCCCACCCTTGATGAACGCAAGGAACAGACGGCAGTATCAACACCAGTATCTAACCCCGAAACAGTTACCGACCTTGCATCTAAGATGGCACAGGCTCTTGCTGACATGGGGTTCGCAAATGTTAGTGAAAAAGGTGAGAACAATGGCTCGTAAGAAATACAGTTCACACTTTGACCGCATGGCTGATGAATACTCTATGGATAAAAACTGGAGAGAGTTAGCCATGTCATCGTATGGACAGTCTGACAACATAACCGTGACAAGCGGGCAGTCAAACAGAAGGGTGCCCAATGGTGTAACCGTGATAGATACATACAATGGGTTCACTACCATTCGTATGCCGAAGAGACCTAGCAAACTAGACAAGCTGATGGCGGGAATAGTATCCCGCTTCAGCTACCCCGGTATAGTGAACAAAGTATACGACGCACTCAGAAAAATGCCCGTGAGTGCCCGTTCGAAAATGGCTGCGTCAATGGATTACCGAGCAGTAGGTATAGCCGAACAGATAGCCAGTCTACTCGCAATCAAGCAAGGGTCAGGTCACTTTGACAACGACGGTGTTCTCAAGAACTCCCGTGAAACTATAGTGGATGACTTCTTTGACCCCAAGGTTAACAGTACACACCCCCGCATAATGAAGTGGGATGAGATACTGCGACGGGCAAAGGATGATCGTGAAAATAGTCTCCGTATAAAAGCAAGCCGTGAGGATCAGGGTCAGAGCCAAGACTATGCAATAGGAGACTTAAAGGAATACGTATCCAGAGCCGACCTCGCTGAGTCCATGTGGGCAGACGTAATGTATGAGATAGCAGGTAGTGAGAGCAACTCCCAAACTGCCAAGGGTATAGTGGAAAACTTCTTCAAGATACCCGGTCAAGGCATTAAGAGAAAGGTGAACGGCGAGTACGTACATACCGCAGAAGATGTAGCATCGGGTCTGTTTAATACAGCACTTGTAATAGGGCGAACGGTGGAAGATGCCTACGATAAAATACCAAACCCAACCGGTACAGAGACGACCGTTGCACCTAGTGAAGACGAAGAACAAAGGAAGCTAGACGCTACACAAATGAAGAAAGGAACGTCTCTTCCTACGGAAGAGACCATAACAGACGTAGATGATATGCTTCACGAACCCTACGCTGAGCACCAAGAGCAACAGTCGCAAGTATTGGAGTCCCTTATCGATGACGTAACCTCAACCTTTGGCGAGGATGTAAGTGATGTTCCAGATATTATGGGCGACTACAATGAGCAAGATGTTCAGAACGCAATAGACCACGCCTCTGATGATTACGGAAGTCCTAAAATTTTTGAAGACAATGAAATCCACGAACGCAGAACAAGAGACATACGGATTATATCCCTTGACGCAGTAGGTTTCGGTGATGAAGAACAAGATATGCCGGCACCAAGCGCGTTGGGTATGCCAACCTATAAGGCATGGCAGTTAGGGTATGGAAACATGGAAGTTTTTCGAAACAGCAATGACGAACAGCCTGAAGTAGTGGTGCTGTTAGACCATAGCGGTTCAATGCTTTGGTATAACAGGGAGAATAATCCAACGACCGACACGCCACGGGTACTTATAGATTTAGGGTGGAGTGTGGCAATGGCAATCAAGCAAGCCTACTCAGGAACCCGTATCTATCCCTACTCTACCTATGGAATAGCCACGGAGGAAATCGAAGTTGGCAATGAGGTTCCCGCTCTTAGGGGTGGTGGTACGCCTACGGTGGAAGCATTGTTATGGCTGAAGAAAAAGCTACACGGTAGCTTGGACAGGACAAATGTCCTGCTTGTGAGCGATGACGAACAGTACAGAGACGTAGGAACTATATGTACACACCTCAGAGACAGAGATGGAATGAGGATAGGGGTATGCAAGGTAGGAAAGGGTAACAATTCATACCGTAATCTGTCCACGGATTACTATGAAGAAGTGAAAGACTTTAGTGAACTCTACAGAGTTCAAAATATATTGAACAAGATTATGCAGGAAAGTTAGGAGACAAGCAATGGCTGATAAATTAGAGGAGAGTTACGTGAATAGCAAATGGGAACTGCTGAAAGATTTGGTGGTTCAGATTAGCAGGGACACAACCGAGACTGTTGTAACCTGTTCAAGCCTGAGACCATCCATCTTCCTTGATGCACCGTTAGGTGTTGGCGGATACGAAGATAACATTGGAACAGCAACGCCCATGCCTAAAGAAGTTAGAGATAGTCTTTTAGGACACGTGACCGACGCGGGTGAAATAACCGGCAAGCGTACCTTGTCTGAAGCAGTTATGAAATCATGGGAAGACACGAACCTTGTGGCAGGAAGTATTCATAAGACAGTTTTTCCGGGTATGCCACATGAAGATGCCATGGATTATTTTCACAAGCTACTAGGGTATTACCATGACCGTGGAGGTTCTCACTTTTACGTGATAGCCATACAGGCATGGATGACCAAGTTCATAGATGCCTCACGACAGGTTGAACGTATATCTGAAATGCCCCCTGATGACAGGGAGCTAGGCATAATAATTATGGACAGCGTGAGAGGTAGCAAGCAGGTGAACGTACAGTACGCACCTGTTACCAACATCTCATTCAATGAAACAGGCGGAGACCCGCACGTAGACGCAGAAGGAGATGATTGTACTTGTGCGGGCGTAAACAAGATAGGTAAATGGAGACCTGTCAAACTACCGGATGACCCTGATAACACAGGAAAGGAGACAATAATATGGTAGTAGATAAATCTACAGGAGAGATACTCCTAAAACCAGAACAGAGAGCGGAGCCAGACTTTGAAGACATGACCGACCAACAGCGGTGGGATAAGCTTCAACGGTTGCGAAAAATACGTTCTGCTATATACGACCAGATAACCGGATTGGAAACAGTATGGTTACGGGAGTTACAGCAGGAAGATGCCACCGTAAAAGAAATAGAGGGGAGAGGACAGGTAGTCCTCGACAGGGGTACACCTGTCTATGACACGGAAACTGTGTCTCAACTTTACACGGTATTGGGAAAGGATACCTGTGACAGTAACGGCAGGGCACTAATCAGTACCAAGGTAACGGAACAGAAAAAAGTAGAC